GTTACATCTTCCGCATTGCACTGGTTCTCTCTTGTTCAAGAGGAATTAGTGCTATGGAAAGTGTTTTCCGATGATCTCATTCTAAATGAGGTCAAAGGTAACGTTCTGTTCACAGTGCCTAAAAAGACAACTATTGATCGTTGTGCTTGTAAAGAGCCTGACATCAATATGTTCCTACAGAAGGGGGTTGGGAATTATTTCCGCAAATCCCTTCGTCGTAAGGGGATTGATCTTAACGATCAATCCCGAAACCAACGCTTGGCGTTGATTGGAAGTTCAGACGGATCCTTAGCTACTATTGATCTAGCTAGTGCTAGCGATAGTATCTGTAGTTCCTTAGTTGAACTTCTCTTACCACCTCTTTGGTTCGGTCTCTTAGACGATTTAAGGTCTAAGATCACGGTCATCGATGGTGAGGAACATGTCAATGAGATGTTCTCGTCTATGGGGAACGGTTTTACCTTTGAGTTGGAGAGCTTGCTCTTTTACTCTATATGTAGAACAGTAGCCTATTTTCGAGGTATCTCTGGCGTTATAAGTGTATATGGAGACGATATTATCGTCCCCACATCACTTGCCCAGGATCTCATATGGGTTCTATCATATCTTGGTTTTGAGGTTAATCCCTCAAAAACATTTTATGTTGGTTCCTTCCGTGAGTCTTGTGGCCACCACTATTTTCGTGGTGCTAACGTCACTCCCTTTTACATTAGGAAACCAGTTGAACGTTTAACTGATGCCATTAACGTAGCTAATAAGATACGTCAATGGTCAGATGAAGGAACGAGTATTCTCGATCCCTCACTTGAGCCATTATGGCTCTATCTACGTTCGCTGGTCCCTAGTGAGTTTTGGGGGGGCCATGACTGTAATGTTGATACGTCGTTAGTCACCTATTGTGAACCACGGAAATGTTTAGTTCCCGTGAGTCGCAACGTTGATATTAACGGCGCATCTTCTTACCTTCATTGGTTTTCATGTGTTGACTACCGGGTCGAACAAAGTACGATAAGTACTTCGAAACTACAACAATCATTAGATCGTTATAGAGTTCGTCGATCTCAACACACTGTGATCGGTCGTAGCAGCATTTTCCTATCGGAAATTATGTTGTAACGCCGAGTGTAGCTG